CCGACACCTGCTGATCCGTCATAGCCGGATTTGCCTGCTTGATCAGATTCTTGATCTGATTCTCTTTCGCTTGCGTCCCTGCCGAGGCCTGATCATCCACAGCGAAATAATCTCGCGCTTGCTGCTTCTGCTCCGGAGTGCCAGAAACCGCCCACTGACGCATCTTCGCAGCTTCTTTCTTGTCACTCGTACCAGCCCGGCTACTCTCCGCCGCCGCAGAACTCGCCCCAGCACTCGCATTACTCGCGTTTGTCTGCGCGGAAATCCGGCTATTCTCCAGCCCTTCCCTTTTCGCCATACGCTCTGGGTCAGCCTCAAATTCCTTAATGCGAGCTTCTGCCTTCTTCTTCTCCGCATCCGTCTGGGCATTCGCCAGATCCTGCTCCAGCTTCCTCTTCGTATTCGGGAAGAGCTCCGCCTTTTGCTGCGTATCTTGAGTCAGCTGATTTACCCTTGCCCCCGACTCAGCCTTCCGCATATCCAATTCCTGTTGCTTCAGCGCATTCTGCTTTTCATTATACGAAAGCATATTATGCGCAGTCGCGCCCGCCATCATCGCTTCCCCGATCATCCCCATATCGTCCTGGCCCGGCTTGTTCCCCTGCATCATACGGGTTCCCATCATCAGCATGGCCTGTGTCATCTTCGGATCGGAGCGTATCTTATCAAAAAAGCCCATGCCAGTCGGGGTATCCCCTTGCGCACCTTCTTCCATGATAATATCCTGCATGTTCACGGCAGGCGCAACAGGAGCTTGCGCAACAGGAGCCGGAGCCACCTGCGTTGGCGGCACAACCCCAATCGGCTGCTGGGGTATCCCCGGCGGAAGCTCCCCGGCCATCCCTGGCTGAACCGGCATCATAAAGTTTTCCATCAGAATTTCCTCCCGCCATATATGATCTGCCCGAGGCTCGCTCTCGGCGCCGTTTGCTCTTTTCCCCCAGGTGTCGTCAGCATCTGCATCTGGCCGACGGAATTCCTCGGGGCCGCTGCTCCTCCCCCACCAGCTGGTCGAAGACGTTCCGGTGCTCCAGTCATCTTGCTCAGCGCCAGCATCTGTTCCGGGGTGAATCCAACCTCCCCCTCTTTCTTCTTCGGGTCAGGCTTCTTGCTTCCCGCAGTCTCCCCCTCGACCTGCGCCGTCAGCTTACTCTGTGCCCAACCTTCTGGGGAGTATGGCACTGGCGGTTGTTCCTGCGCGGCCGGCAACTGCAAGTATGCCGGATTCACCGTAGGATCTGTCGCAAACAGCCCGCCATATGGATCAGTTAAACCGTTCATATCAGCCTCCGTAAAGTAATTGTGCAAGGGACTTCCGCGGAGCCGTCTGCCCGGCTGCCCCACCAGACGGAGCCGAAACCTGCTGCATTTGCACCGGGCCTGGATTCCCTTGTGGAGCCGGACTTCCACCACTCGGGGCAGCTACACCCCCCTGTTGCGGCTGCGCCGTCATCATGTTAATTCCATTATAGGCGGAGTTCGCGCGTTGAAGCTGCTGCATAGCCGCCAGTGCATCTGCCGAGTTGGCCGCGCTGGCAATCTGTCCAGTCGACATATTTCCACCCGCCATCAGCCCGCCTTGCATACCCGTAGCTTGCGCCCCTGTGGTAAGGCCCGGAGCCGTGCCAGTCCCACTCAAGCCTGCCGTAATCCCACTCCCTGTCGGAGCTACTGACCCTTGCGCGCCAAGAACACCCCCTGCCGGCTGCACCAGCCCATTCGCCCCACCCATAGCGCCCGTCGAGCTCGAACTTCCCATCCCCATGGGTTCCAGAATACTGGCAAAGCCAGTTGGCGCCTGTGCCCCGGCCACCCCAGTTGCATTTCCAGCAGTCAACGTCCCACCCTGTTGCGCGGCCAGACTCGCAGCTGCATCTCCCCCCGCAACCGCACCAGTTCCTGCCCCAGTCCCAGCGGTTGTACCCGCAGCCGTGCCAGCTGTTGTGCCAGCCCCAGCACCGGCCGTCGTTCCCAACGCGCCAGCTGTCGTCCCGGCTCCTGTCCCTGCCGCAGTCAGCGCACCTGAACCCGCCGCTACCGCTCCTGCTGCCGCCTCCGCCGCTGCCGCTGCTGCCGCTGCTTCAGCCGCCGCAATCGCCGCTGCCGAAAGAGTTGCACCTGTCGCTATTCCCGCCATGTTAATTCTCCAGTCTTAATTGATATTTATCAAACTCTTCAAACGTCGCAAAGGTCATTTCATCCAGTATCTTCTCCGGATCTGTCACATCCGTTCTGATAAAGTTACTCCAGACCACATCGGTATAAGCCACCAGCACTCGCTTCGTCCCGGCTTTACTCACAAACTTACAAGGGGCCTTTAACCTTACCTCCCCCTCTTCCGAGAGTACCGCAACCTCCCCTTCTGAAAGCACATTAATACAGGCATTCTTATGAACCCGGCTGACGACAATCGTCCCCTTCGGCATGAAGATTTCCCGCGAGCAGACCCCGTTCGCAAACAGATGCGTGACTGGAAACAGCCCGTCCAGGTCCTCCGGAGCCGCCGCTTCTACAATCTTTTCCAGGGCGAGAATCCCTTCCCTCGAGGCGAATGGGGCCAGGTGGAAGCCCTTGTGAATGACTTCCTTCGCCTCTTCCTTCCTGCCAAAGATCCGTTTCAGCCAGTTCACAATTCCCCCTTACGCGTTCATCATCTGGTAGATAGAAGCCGCGGTCAAGCCGGCTCCGGCTGCCTGCCCGATCGGGTTTCGATTCCCACCTCCGCTCGTCATGGTCGTCTGCTGCGTACTCGGCGCGCTTCCACCATAGACCAGCGAGGCGTAATTCTGCAGCGGAATCCAAGGCGCGTTCATTCCCCAGAGTTTCGAGTTCGCAGTATAGTCCGCCTGCTGCTGGCCCAAATTCTCCTTCTGTGCCCCCACGGACGACAGCCAATTCACCGGCGTCATCCCCGCTTCCATCGCTTGCGGGGCAAACGTAAGCGTCTTTTGGAAAGTCTCTTGCCCCTTGTTGTAGGCATCGCTCGCGATCTTGGCCGAAACATCCCCTTGCGCCTGGGCCATTCTTCCCGCAGCCAGGCCTTCCGCAATCCCCTGTCTGGAAGAGCCCACCTGCCCGGCCTGCCCAGCGTTCGAGCGAATCTGGCTCATCACCCCACCTGCGTCCGTATAGCTCTCCTGGATGGGCCTTACCGCTGCGGAAATTGCCTTATTCAGATACGGATTATTCTCCACATCCATGGCGCCTGTAAGCCCGTAATTCACCCCATTATTGATATTCTGGACTTGATCTTGCGCAGCCGCCGCGTTCTGTATCGCGAGGTTCTGGCTCACCTGAGTCTCCGGCGAGAACCCTACAGGCGTGGAACCGGGATAGGGCGAGTTCGCAATCGTTCCCGCGTTGGACTGATAAACCCTCTGGGCCTCGTCCATCACCTGGGCCCGCCTCGCTGCCTCTTCCGGGGAGTAATTCACATTCGTAGTAGTCCCGGTACTTTCGGTACTCCCCCCTCCTCCACCATTCGCCATCGGGAGCCCGGGTACACACCCCTGGTGCCTATGCATATTCCAGTTCATAATTCTTCCTTTCCAGATAGATCCTTTTTGTAGACCCGGTAAACTTCCTTATACCCATGCCGCTTTGCGAGCCGCATCGCACTTTCCCCACCATACCCACGCATTTCCACAGCCCCGTTATCTCTGGCCCAGTCCTCCAGCGCGGCATTAAACCAGTAAAAGTCCTTTGCGTTCCCGGCGTAGGCAATTACATCGCAAATGCGCTTGAGAGGGTAGTTGCAGAAGTAGGTAATCATGGCCGCGTTAATTGTACCATTAACCTCCCCAACAAAGCATTGCATCTTTCCCAGGGCACATTCCCGCAGCGCCAACCAGACGTCAATCTCTCCAGCCGAACGCGCAAACGCTGGGACTAGTAACTCCGCCAGCTCTTGTACCCGCTCCAGACATTCGTCCGGAAACAACTGCCTTGCCTTACAGTTTTTCCCAGTTTCCACTTCTAAACTCATACAGTCCCTTTCCAGCTCCAGGATTCCAATCCGTGCCATCAGCAATCGCCAACATACCTTCTCTTACCCGTCCAGGAACCACATGGAGTACCGGAAGAAATCGGCCTTCTTCAACCATATTCAATATGGAGGAAATCTGCAAGAGCTCATCGTAAAGATAGTCTCGTATCCTGGAATCGTCTTGTGGCGGGATAGTCGGTGTATACATTACATCTCCCCTGCTGCCTTAACATCAATATCTATGCCATTAAAGCGCCAGATCGTCGTCGGCACCAGCCCATACACAGGAGACGGATACACAGTCTCCGGCTTTCCGGGAAGAGTTGCCCTGACTAGATTCGCCTCAACCGGAGTATCGCTCTCAATCCGAATCGCCATCACCTTGCCGGACAAGGTAATATCAAACTTTCTGGTAGTCCCTATCACAAACTCAAACGGGGTCTTCCACTTAATATCTTCCCCGACTGAATCCGCAACCCCAAAGGTAACCAATAACTTTGTCCCAGGATCTCCGGTGAACCTCGGCCAGACCCTACGCACGAACTTCACCGAGGAAAGATCCGGCGCCTTATCCGTCCGCGTGGGAATCCCGATATAGGTTCTTTCCAGAATAAAAGGCCCGTGGATAATACTCCCCCCATCCGTCCAGGCCAGCAACTCTTCCCCGAGCCCGAGAAGGCGTTGAAAAGCTGGAATCTGCGTAACCTCGCCCCAGACCATACCTTCATTATCCCAAATCCCTGGCGCGGTATCCCAAGTATCCGTATTCCTCGGCTGGGTTGTCAGCCTCCCCGTCCCGATGAAGCGGTAATCGGGCAGTGCCCTTAGGGTTAAGGTCTCTTCCAGATAGTTATAAACAATCGCCGTATCAACCGCTTGCTTTTCATCCTCCTGCTGGCGGAAGCAAAACCAGACCTCATCAAACGCCGGATTGGTGCAGACAAAACAAGAAGAAAGTTGTGTGTCGGAGAGCAGTTTCAACAGACTCTTATACCTTCCAGTAACAACACTCTTTGCCGAATTTCCGTCATGGATGACAAGATCCGTACCTGTAAAGCAAAAGTGTTTTCCAGAGACGTACTCCACCGCGCAATTACGCGTCGGAATCCCCCAGTCGCCGAAAATCTTATAAAAGCGAAAGACGAAAACGCCACCTACGTACTGCATACCCCAGACGGAATCTGTCTTATAGACGATGTTGGTATCTCGTAGGCTTACACAATCCACACATTGCCCTGGGGTTTCCGAGAGCACGGTTTCCCCTGCGTCCTTCGTTGGATCAGCCGCGTCCCAGGAGCTCGGAACAGTCCCGGGGTCAGCCGGATGACTCCACTTCACCATTGTGGTGAAGTTGCCAGCGCCCGCCCCCGTCCGAGTAATCCCCAATGCGACCAGATATTGCTTGAACGAGCGGAGGGTATAGCAGGTATCCGTCGTGGGCCAGTTGGCCAAGGGTATCAGCTTTTCCGCAGGATCTGGAGTTAGCCAGGCCCAGGGCGCCCTTGTCCCGTCATTGGCCACGGATACTTGTCCAAGCACACCACCTGACCAGGCGAGTTCCCCTGGCTGCGGCCCACCTGCTGGCATAGAGGCTGGAGTCACATCCGTAAGTGTGTGCTGTTCCAGCGCATAAAAGTTGTTATCCGCGCAAAGGAGCCACTCCGCCGAATACTTCGCGCCGATGTTTGTAAGCAGCGCGTAGGTAAATTGCTCCTCCGTTTCAAGAAGTTTCAGATCCCCTTGCATGGCTTTTACAGCCCCATGCGAGAATCTTGCATTATACCCAAACGACCAGGCGTTTGCCGGGAGTTCAGCCGGGGCTATGTCTACTGAAATTCCGTGCTGACCGGCCAGTGCTACAGAAACTATTGACATTTTACATCCTTTAGCTGAGATTCTATAACGGCGCAATATCTAGTGAAGTACTGGATATGACCGGATTAGTATTAACGCTTTTACGCGCATAGAACACAGAGCAAACACGGCCAGCAGTGGTTTCGCATGCCATCGGCTGACCACCGTCAGTGCTATAGATAGGTGATATTGGCGTGCGATATCCGAACTTAGAGATCGCATAGGTTTTAATTGCAGAACCACCACCGGCAGCAACCACACCACTGGCGACAGTCGTTGTTGCTATCTGCAAGACGTTGTTGGATATTGAGGTGACAGTGTGGAATTTATTCAACTCAGTTGCCGGAATACCAGCAAAGCCAACAGCCCCTGAAAGCTCAATCACATCGCCAGTAATCAGGCCATGAGAGTCTTTTGTGATTCTCACCAAAGCTGCGCCAGCAGTCGGCGCAGATAGCGCGTCCGTGATCAGCGACTCCTGCGCTATACGCTGAATTGATATTCCAGTGGTATCGAAACCGACATTCATCGGCGTACCAGCCGCATCGTAACCGGATGAACCGAAACGATCCCCAGCGCTAATTACAAGCGAGTTGTCACTGGCCTTAAACACATTAGGCTGGCGACCATTCAATAACTTGTAATCAATTAGGACGGGGGCAGCCCAAGTTAGCCCGTCGTCTGTGCTTACTGCGTAATACATATTGTTGTTGTTGCCCAAGTCCTCGCGGCTGATAGCAATCCAATTAGTGCCAGAGGTATTGACTAGATCAAATTCATTGAAGGCTTTGCCAGCCACATCAAATACTGTTGCACGGCCAGTCCAAGTCACGCCACCGTCAGAAGATTGGAATAGTGCGCTCTTGCTATCTGATCCGACACCTGTTGCACCATAGCCTGCCCGGAACAACAGACCACTGGGGCCAGCAACAGCGCGTGACCATAACGCTTGAGTGATGCCAGCATATGAGACAGTACCCTGAACAGTGGCAACAAGTACCCCGCTTGTCTTTTTCACCGTCCAAACTTTCAGAACAACGGACTCCCCCTCAGATAGTAAATCTGACAGTAAATTTGGATTGGTTGTATTGGTAGCAGCATCGTAAAAAATAGCTTGCGTCCAAGTCAGCCCGTTATCATCTGAACGAATAATGTATTGCGATGAGCCAGAGGCGTGGGAATTGCTTGAACTGTAAAGGCCGATCAGAGAACTACCCATTTTGACAACAAACGGAAAAGCCAAATATTTCGCCGGATCAACTGCGATTATCTTGGTCTTGTAATTAAACAGTTGAGCAAATATGGAATTGTATTGACTACGGGGGATTAGGCAAGGAGCACCATTGTTATCTGTGACCCGCAATTCATACTTACTTTTAAGCGCTAATGTAACAGGCATGTTCTTCCCCTTAAACTAAACTAATCGCAGTCCAGTGACACAAGTACCTGCGCCCATCTGTGACTGCTGCATTGTTGGTAATGGATACTCCGGCATTCGTTAGATTAAAAGCAAACCCATTAATGCTGGTTTGAGTAACCGTATCAGTCAGCCTTGACTCGGTTCCTGAAAGCGTGTTCTGGAATAGGAATTGAGGCGTGTTAGCCATTGGCGGATTGAACCGAACATCGCCAATAAAGGCATAGTTCGCGGCAGTTGAAGCTGCAATCAAAGACAGACTGCCCTGCTCTGTAACCGCCCCCCTTGGCGCGCCATATGGATAAGACGTTTGGCGCCTAGTCTTAGCAAGCTGAAACAATTCAGAAAAAGACGGTCTTTCCACCGCTTTGGCAGTAGTTCCGATAACCAACGCAACAGATTCGATCTCAATATAATCTGAGTTGCCAGCAGTGCCACTCCACGGAACAGTGATAACCAGCGCCACATTGACTGCATTGCTAGGAATTGCCGCGCTGAAATAGTAAGGTGCGTCCTCCGCGTTACAGGCAGTTGTTAACGCAATATTCTGTTGCGCCGCAACAGTATGCCCACTTGTGTAAGTGCCATCAGCGGAAATGATAGGTTGCTGTTGCTCAATCGAGTATTGAATCCGAGCATTGATAGTCGTGCCAGTCCATGTTGCTGATTTCTTTGCGTGAAATTGAGCGCAAACGGTATGGCCCGCAAGGGGTTTTGATTCCTCTTCTGTAAGACTCAGCCCCAAGTTGGTCGGCGAAGTGTCGGACGTTCCGGATACCCGCAAAATACGTGCAGCATCAATAGAATAAGTACCATCCACATGAAGAATCTGCGATCCGGTGGTAAAGTTGTTTCTAGCGATGGTCGCGCCATCATTCGCCATCACCCGCTGCGTGTCAGTGGTTGCTGCCCCTCCCGCTTGCCACACCGCGAAGAATCCCGCCCAAGTGTAGTTTTTCACATCCAATTTAAATGTGACTTGCTTATCTGTGATTCTAGTTAGTGCCATTTTGATTTCCTTTACTTAGATTCAAGTGCAGCGATACGCGCCAGCATGGACTCACGCTCGGCAAGCAGGAAAGCAACTGCTGCCCAAAGGTAAGGAGTCCGCTTCGACTGATCAACACCCCAAGGGATATAGACAGCACCGGGAGTATCTTCAGAACACTCAAGATCAGTTTCTGGATTGATCCAGCCACCGGGAGTAGCCAAGTCTTTTGATACCAAGTAAGAAGTCTGTGCACCCCAACCAACTGCTTTTTCGCCAGTAGATTTCCATATGAACTCCCTAACAGGATCAGCCTTGATTACTGCAATAGCTTCTTCACCAGAGTATTGACCAATGAAGTCTTTAAGTGTTTCGTCTGATGTAGTAGTAAAAGCAGTTGCTGTAGTAGTAGTCGATATCGAACCAACTTCTGCGGCTGGCAGAGCTAAAGCATGGTGAAAAACATAATGCTTTCTGGATGATGCAGTTCCAATCGCTTGCGAACGCACTGCTGGATTAGTTGAACCACTAACAGGTAAATGCAGCATCGCGTTTTCGTTATTGATAAGCGCCGTTACCCCACCAAATTTATAGTTCAATCCTTCATACTGAACAGCACCATCAAAATCAAAAACTACACCACTAGCAGTATTAAATTCAACAGGTCCGTTATACGCATAGAGCACACTGCCGTTATTAAACGAGTGCGTATAAGAACCTCCGCCAGAATTGACATAAGTTCGATAAGCACCTAGTTCTAAACTAGCTGTCTTTGCTGCGTTGTTTATTACAAGTGGTTGAGTGGTTATTACATTATCGACAGCATTTATTTCTAGCGAATTAACATTCTGTAAATTTCGCGTGCATTTATCGACGAACATTCCAACGTCAGTTCCCTTTGTGTCGAAGTTTCCGACTAACCAAAAAGATGATGGAGGCAAACCATTAGATACGTTCTCACCAGCGGTAAAGGTTCCACACAAGCCGAGTTTAGAATCGAATGTCTGAAGATAACCAGTCGTCCAATTCGGCGCAGTCAGTAGGACTTTATAATCAGTGGTGAATACACCGGCATTTGTCCATAGGGTGTCAGCGTCAGCACTAACATAGAGCAAATTGTTGGTATAGCCGTCAAGCTCCTTACCTGCTCTAGCTGTTGCTACATAGTAGATTTTGTCTGTTACCGAGTCGTAAAATCCACCGGGAGGCGTTGATTTGTTTTCCAATCCAGCATCAACGCTAGTACCCCAATTCAGCAAATTCGTGGTTGCATATACAAGCAAATTCGGAGTGGCGCGTACATAACACAACCATTTATCTTCATTGCGAACCCGTAATACGATATTTTCAGAAACAACCGTCGAGCCTGTTACATTAGAAACCGTACTCCAAGTGTCCCCATTATCTACAGTGGTGAATGCGTCAAGTCCAGTCGCATCAATGTATCCGAATGTGATGAATCCAGTAGTGTTATTCCCGCCTTGGCTGGCAGGGAAGCTGATAATTCCACCAACAGATGCAAAGGTGTAAGACAGTGAACTTGTCGGAACTTCATTTTTAGTCCAAGTAACGCCACCATCATCCGAGAAAATAAACAGCGGGTATTTGTTTGGGCCAGCCTCAGCACCACGATTACAGAAAAATCCAATGCGACCGTTAGCAAGCTTTGATACTTTATCTAACCTAGAATCAGTAGCAACGTCAGTCTGTACAAGACGATCATTTACCCACGACTCACCAAAGTCATAAGAGTCTGCGGCTCTAAGTTCCGCGCCGTCATCAGTGCCGTGTTTAGTGGCTTTCCGGTAAATCATCACCCATTTCAATGGACTTTCAATTTCAACTATTGAGCCCCAAGCGTAGTGAGCATCGCGGCTTTCGCCAGCAATTACCCTAATACCAGTCTTTCCGAAAGGCGAGTTTTCAGCAGTAAGGCCAAAGTCAGCGGGAGTAATATTTTCGCGCATCTTGTCCTGCGCGGTGCGGGGTACTGCGCCAGTCCCGGCTTGGACAAAACTAACTCTTTCCGCAGTCCCTTCAGGCTCGGCCTGCCCGGCAACCGCAAATTGCAAGACAACTTCATCCCCCAACGCGGCCCCTTCAGAAAGCACAATCCCTTTCGCTGGAGCCGCCATTTCCGTATAAGCATCAACCGGATCCTGCAGAAGCCCGTTAACCCAGACAATAACCTGATCACCTGGAACATAAAGCAGGTGTAAGATTGTAAAATCCGTCTGCCCTGCCGTGGCCAGATAGCGCTCAACCCCAGCCGCGTTGAAAAAGTATTCAGAAGAAAGCGCGGAATCCAGTTGTTCCAAGGCGGCCTGGACATTCGTAGCGGTGAGATTTCCATTAGGCAGTGATGGAACACCGGCTGCAGTGAGGGGCCCTGCCAGTCCTGGAAAAGTATTCTTCAACACCTGCTTAAGCATGCGTAAGTGGTCATCCCCGCGTGAGACTCCATCCCCGCCAGTCGGGTTTGCGGAATTAAGTTGATTTATATATGCTGCCGATTCAAGTGCCATTATGTGTTACCTCCAAGGGCGCGGGGGTGATTAATTTCAGTCATTGCGGTATGCCTATCGTACAGGCGTTTCCAGGCGACCTGCGCATCCTGGGCAAAGCCGGAGGCCGCCTCCGGATCTTTAATGTGCATTCGGGCGAGTACCTGACACAACTCCGCCAGGACAAGATCGGAGGCATGTTTCAGCCAGAGGCTGGGGGCGCCGGCAAGGGAAATCCGAACGTCCTTGGCATAGTAGGTAAGGTGGATCGGATAAGCCTGATCTGGGATTGGGAGGAGCTGGTAAGCGCCAAAGTCAAAGGAGTAGACTTGAGGCTGGCCGCTTCCTGGGTACTTCCTATACCCGAGATCCAAATCCGTCTTTACCAGTTCCTTCGACTTGCCAATCGTCGCATCGTATAAGCGTGGGGCGCGTTCTTCCACTTCTCCAAGGAAGTCGGTAGGGGGGATAAGCGCCTGCACACCGATAACGGTATCCTGGACTGGAGCCGCTTTTGCCAAAAACCATGGAAGCCAGGTATGGGACTCCAGCACCGTATCTTGCAGTACATCAAGCTCCGCATCAATCCGAGCAGCCATATCATCTCGATCTCCGAGCCGCCAGCCAACAATCTTAACCAAATCCACCTTATCCATCAGATACTCCCTCCTACCAGTTCCCCAACATAATCATGGGTGAATTCAAAGTTACCCACGTGACCCACCTCCTTCGAGACGTCGTGGTCAATATAAAGGGGAATGGAGGCCTTCTCACACGCTTCGCAGAAAGTCCAGTCCTCCCCCTGGTAGGTACCCGCCTCGGGAAGGTACTTCATATCCCAGACGCCCATGCCGATCTTGTCGAATACGGACATTTCGATCAGCATAACGCCTGTGCCGATCCGCCAGACCTGCTCGAGACCAGTCGAATCTGGGTCGGTGTAGACGCAGGATCCACGCGGATCCTCGGCCTTGGCGCGGGCAGTCGGAATCGCTGGAATAGTCTTCGTTACGCAGTTGACCGCCACAATCGGCTTACCATGGGCGGCCAGCCTATGCACGAGAGAAGTTGGAAAGGTGTGATCGCTATCCACAAAAAGCAGATGGGAGGCTTTGAGTGCCTGGGCCGCCTTAACCAGCTCCATCCGGTTTTTCGGCAAAATACTTGAGCGTACATTCACCACGCGAAGTTCCTGCGAGCCGTACCCCGGAACCTGCTTCTGGGTAAAACTCGCAACAAGGTTCACAACGGAGATGGCGAATTGCGCGTTCCACTCCTGTCCGGAGGGAATGCCAAGTACGCAGTTCAAATGCTTTTTCATTTAACGAGCTACCCCTTTGAATTTCTCAGCCGTGCGAAGCGCGCCAAGGCCGAGCATGCCCATAAGGACTGGAAGCATTTCGGTCAAGTCGGCAGGAGACAGGTTTATGGTTATGCCGCCGAGCAACAGCCCAGCTTTCGTAATAGGTAGGCCGATCCAGTTCCAAGCGCAAGCCGCGCCGCAGACCCAACCTATAAAAGGACGCCAGCCTGCCACGAAGACGCTGGAGCTTTCAGCTTCCGCTTTGTTGATGTCGATCTGACCTTGGACAATGGCAACGGCAGCGGCTAGTTCGGCCTTCTCCTGCTCGGTCTTGTCAGGCCAGATTTTGTTGATGGCTGTGGTGGCTAGATCAGCAACAGCGCCGATACCAGTGAAGTCACTCATTTCCCATCCTCCGAAAAGTGGGCGGTTTCTCTCAGGCGCCCCGACCATCTACCTGCCCATTTCATCCCCAGGGCTTCCCCGAGCAGGGCGGTTTTCAGGTACAAGTCCTTATCGTCCCAAGCGGGTTTTCCACCCACCATAGGTACGTAGTCGAAAGCCTTCGACTTCCCATTCTTATCCGGATTGTGGCTGGACTGCCCTGCCCGCGCGTTGGTCTTGATCCGCCCAGGCTTCGCCCTCCCACTCGCATACAGCTCAGCCTGCTCCTCGTTCGAGCGAAGGGTGCAGTAGATCAGCACCGGCATTCCGGCATCCGCGCACTGTTTCTCAAACTTAATCGCGCGCTCCCGCATGTACGGGGTCAGGTCGTCAAGGGATCTCGAGGCCATATTATTTCACCTGGGTAATGAAGGAGCTGGCCCAGGCCGGGAGGGCGAACTTCGCGGTCAGGCCGAGCGCGGCCAGCAAGAGTATTACCTTTAGCAGAGTCAAGGCCCCGCTTACACTGTTCGTAATCAGGGCCTTCTTCGCAGTATCCCAGAACTCTTTCTCTGCCTTAGCCGATTCCATTTTCGCCTTGTGATACTCCCGATGCTCTTCAATCCCGCCTGGAAACGCCACCAGAATACTATCTGCCAGTTCCTTCATGTGCTTCATCTCTTCCTGCCCATGCTCAGAAAAAGCGTTGGCCAAATCCTCAATCGTCACAGGATCTGTTCTGTTTTTTGCATACTTGCGCTTTTCAACTTGATCCCAGGACATATTATACCTTTTGATTCTAGCAAGGGATTCCACCCTTTGCTAATTATTATTAAAGTTCCCATACCTATCTGTATCTAGTATCCTTAAATATCAACGGGGAGTCAATACCTGCTTACCAAATTCGATTCGGGGATGGAGGAAAGCCGCCTCGAACCCGTAAAGGTAGTCCTTTTTAATACTCCTCAAGCTGAAGTGATCCGACAACTGTTTGGTTCTGTGTAAGTGGGCTGTAGGCTAGGATCAGCTCGTCAGGGCTATTATCAATCCCGATGGAGAGGGTGCGGAGTAACGCGTTGGAGTTGGCGTCTGCCCGTCCAGAGGAAACCAGCGGTATTACGCGGAGGATCCTACCAGTAGCTGTCACCGTGGAATTCGCAGCTGGTGTTCCCACCTCAACTCTAGAATTCGCGGCCCAGGTCATCGGGGCGGAAAGCGTAGGGCGGCGGAGCAGAAGCAGTACCCCCGCATCAGCCGTGAGAATAGCCGCTCCGATAAAACTTATCAGGACGTGGTATTGGCGACTCGCTGCCGTTTTCCGCACGCCGGTTAAGGGATAAACCGTCCCTATGGTATTCGCGTTTACCTGCGGCCCGTACCAGGCGAGCTCCTCGCCCAACTCGCTAACCCCGGCACCTTCCGTTGCCACCTGCGAGCATATCGTCCGGAAACTGCCGCTTCCGCCGAGACTGCGAAGTTCGTACCGAACGGGTTGGTTCGGATTCAGCATGATCAGATCGGATTGGTATCCTGCGTGATCTGCGATTGTGTGGATAAGCCGAAACTCACCATCTACCACAAGGAAGAGACGGAGAGCGGCGCCCCCAAGCCAGAGGAAGTCGATCGAATGTACTGTGAAGGTATCCCAGTCATACCCTGCTACAAGCGCGGCGTTATCCCATGAACTCGCCGGAATCTGGTGGGTGATGGTACCGGCGCGGCTACACACAAGACTGATCCCGGATTCACTCGACTCTAGCCAGACGCCATCTAGCTCAGCAGAGTACGGGGCAACGGCGGAACTGCTAAAATACCCTACGCGCTTTAAAAGGCCGGCAGCCGGAGCAAAACTCGCGTAGGTTTCCTCGACAAGCTGCGGTTTCCCTGAGTAGTACGGGCAGAAGTATCTGCTTTGCCGGACTACGTAAGTTCCCGCGGTAACCGAAAGTGTAACTGAATTCCCCGCGTAGGTGGCCTGACCCGTACCCTTCGTATCCCACTTAAGACTGTCCTCAGCCCCAACTATCTTCCCGTCGAAAAGGGTGGTTAGTTGTGAAACCCGGGAGCGGCTAGACGCGTCCTTCTGCGCGGGGGAACTATGCACCTCGACCTGCTGCCGATAATAGGTAAGTCCGTCCACCTGCACAGTACTAGCCGCGAGCTTCTTATCCTGATCGGCAGTATTATGCCGGAAGAAACTATCACTCATCGTCGTCTAACAACTCAGCGATTTCATTCTTGGCCGAGGAAAGGATCTCCATCTTCTGCACTTTCAGGCAGCAAGAGCCCTCAAACCCGCTCTCCTCCGGATCATCCGGCTTGCTGAAGTTCATTGAGTCCAGGGAGCCGATAAGCACGATTTTCACCACATTTCCAGGCTTGTACTTCCGCACCGCCTTGGCATGTTCCTTACTCAGGTCAATATGAGCCGTTGGCTCGCGCCCTTCACCTGAACTTACAATTCCGTCGATCATGTAGAACCTCACTAGATAAATGGGGAGATTAATGTTTCCATTAACCCCCCCATCAATTACTTACTTACTTCAACCAGCTTAGACCACGAAATTGCTGATCCAGGCCATCGTCTTCAGATGCTCGGCTTCCATGCCAGCCTCGGTGAGCCACTGACCTTTGGTCGTGTCTGCATCGTTGTCCTGGATATTGTCCTTGAAGGTCGTATCACGCATATGGCGATACTTGAGGGCGGACGGGTCAATGATCGCAGCATCGTTCGTGAAGCGGCCATGGACGTTGAACAGCGGGTGGGACTTGACATAGATCGTACCCTGGGGAAGAACCCAACGCTGAAGCTTCATGCCATAGACGTCGACAATCCCGTCAAAGTTCACGCGGGTACGGGTCTGGGAAGCGGCCAGCTTGTTCAGGCTGTTCAAGAAGCCATTGCCCGCAAACACGATCCGCTCATCACCAGCGCCCGAGTTGTAGTCGAACACCTTGTAAACGGCATCGGTGAACGTGGTTTCAGTCGGGGTGGTCGTGAAAGCCGTGATCATGCTCGACGCGTACTGGGACAGTGCCCAGAGCAGGCCACCGGTCATGCGCAGGGGCTTACCATTCGAGCCAGTCGTCTCATGACGCTTGCCGAAGAGGAAGGCCATTTCCATAGCGGCGGAATGGTCGAACATCTTGCGCTTCTTGTCATTCTTGACCGGATCGCCAGTACGGGTCTTGGTCCGCTTAGCGGTTTCCGTAATGTCGTAGGTGGTCTTGAAGATCTGACAAAGATTATACATCTTGGTCGGATTGCGAGTAGAAGCACTCGGCGCGCCGGAACCCTCGGCGAAGGCGTTACCGATCTTCGTCAGGTTCGTGCCGTTCGCGATCGGAGCGGCTGTGGTGCCAGAGCTGGCACGAACGAAGGTAACTGAGCCGGAGGCGCCGTTGGCACCGGCAATAATCACTTCATTGTTGTAGGCCGTGGTAAGCGCCTTTTCAACGAGGAAGATATCGCCAGCGACCACATCCGTAGCATCGGTCACGTTGGACGTAACTGCAATCGCCGTGTCCGTGGTGGAGTAGCCCGTCGAAAACGCCACGGTCAGACGCAGCGCGTTCAGCTCTTCCTCGTACCAGGCGAATTCCGGGTCGTTCGTGCTTTCGGATTTCATCTTCGACATCAGGGCCGTGAGAGGAGTCTGGCCATTTGGATTACGCCAGAGGATCATTTCACGGAAGTTCTTCGGGCGTTCATCGGTAGCCCAATCACCAGTACCACGCAAGCCTGCAATAGCCATTTTAATACTCCTTAATTACCAATCTTCTTTTTCCATTTCCATAGCCAGCGCTTCGAACGGATTGCTTGGCCGGATAGGTGCATTGCCCCCACCAGCACCGCGTGCCGGGGAGAAGGGGGCCACCATCGGTTGCACCATTTGCTGAGGCTGGGGAGCCACAGCGCCTGGAGCGGCAATCCCGAGCGCTGCTCGGACCAAATTACCAATCGCCTGCGCGGCAACTTCGGGCGGCGCTGTCCGATTCACATTGCGATAGACCGTTCCCAGTTCCATAATCGCCGCCTCGTAACGAGGATCGGCAAGGTCTGGATTGACCGAGGTGAAAAGGTTTTTCGCCTTTCCCTCACGTTCGGTATGGTACTGAACCTGTTGCATCATGACGGGCATCATCGCCTGCATCGCGCGCATCGAGTTTTCCATTACTTCCATATGCACCTTGGCGGCCAGTTTTGGCAGCACGAGCTCCGGCTCAGTCAACATCGCATCCGCAGCTTCCTGATCCAGGGCATACACTTGCTCGAGTTGGCTAAGGCGGGAGTTGCGCCAGGTACTGTACTCCTCCGTAGAGACAGTCGCGGCCGGAGGCGGCGTGGGCGCTACAGGTGCAACTGGGGCTGGAGTTTCAGCCGCGGGAGGGGTTGGAGCCGGTGTCGCCGGAGGTTGGGCGGGGGTTGGTGCAGCTGGGATTTCGACTTTCGTCTCTTCCACAACAACTTCATCCCCTTCAACAGCCAGGTCTTCCGTCTCAAAATCTTCCGCGATATCAGTCCAGTTAACATCATCGCCCGTCGAGTCAGATGCAGAGTCGTCCATTCCAGCGGAAGAGGGGATCGCTGAGTCGGAGGTTCCGCCCAGGTCACTCCCTTCCCCGCTGGACGGGGAATGGTACTTAGTCCAAACAGCTCTTGTCACAAACATATCTACTTACTCCTTATTCAAAGCACGATGGAGATCAATCTCCACATCTTCAAGCATCGCATGGGTGGTAGCGGCTAGCGACAACCGCCCTTCCAGCATCCCCTTTTTCCGCTCCATCATATAGACAGCCCCTTCAGACTCCACCGGCGAGAACAGAATCTCTTGTTGAAGGGAATCGACCTGCGCCTGTATAGCCGCGTTTATCATGCGCCATATGGGAGACTCAAGCAAGCGCTCGAATTCTTTTTTCTTTTCTTGAATGTTTAAAGGGTCTTGCGGATCATCAGTCATCATCTACTCCAGAAGAAGCCCCCGAAGGGGCGGGAAGCGGTTAGCCAGAAGCGCCCATTCCGGGGATCTGACCTGGTTCGTTAAGGTTCGCGCGCATAGGTACGGCATTCCCCATCTGCGCCTGTTGCTGCATCATCCCGTCAGGGACGACGTTAATACGGAACTTGTTGATGTTTTTCAAGCCGCCGAGCTGCGCGACAAAGGCGAAGATCTTGCCAAGGTCATACTGCTCCAGCGCGCCAGGAACCTTACTCAGCCCGCCGAGCATCTGCTGCCAGAGGTTGGCCTGGGCAAAACGATCCACAGGCATGGTGCCATCAACCGGTACGAAATCATACATGCCAGCAATCAGATCCGGAGTCACCTGCATATAGCGTTCCGCCCACATTGCCTGGTCGCCGATAATCCGGAACTTCTTATCGCCCGTGTACAGCTGCTGCGAGGACATGTAGAGCTTGTTGGCGAGCGGCCCAAAACCAACATTCGAGAACCACTCGCAGTTCGTCTTTAAGCGGTTGATACCGAAGGAGGTGGAGGAGCGGACTTCCGTCGCGGTCTTGCGGCCGCCGGCATTCACGCTTCCCATCACATTATCCGAGACCCCTGTAATGCGCTGGGCCAGCTGCGCCACCGTCTCGCTATCGGACAGGTTCGAGCGGGTAATGTCCTGCACCTGGAACTGCGACAGCATCGTCCGTACATCCTGGCCATACGCGGCGGGCTTAAGCCGGATCATCTTCCCTGGCCCCGGCTCTTCCAGATCCCGGACATTGACCTTGCTCGGATCTACGAGGAACATGTTGTTCAGCGCCGCCCGTACATTATAGAAGTGGGAGTTGAAGAGCCACTCCATAGTCTTGTTCAGTGGGTCGAGTACCTCGAGCATCGACCGGTTAAAGACGTTGTAGCCTTCCACCTCGAACGGGATCACATCGAACGGGTACTTGTTATGGGCCAAGCCCAGAGGCTGGGCGCTCACAATCACAGACTTGTTGGCGATAGTAAAAACCCACTTCTCCGGACGGTTGCTGTTACCAATGCCGAGTTCGCTCGGGATGACGTCCCAGTGGAATTCATACAGATCCGCGGTGGAGGGGGTATCGCTCTCAAAGTTGTAGAAGGAGAGATCCTCGCCTGGAAGGTTCGTGTCGAAGCCTGTAGCCGAAGCCCGGTCGGAGCTTTCCCCCTGATTCCCGAATTCCCGAAGGGCTTTCAGGTTATAGTACTTGCCACTCGCGGCCTTGGCAGCGATCTTCACCCAGCCAACCTTGTCGAAAACAATACAGAATTCCCCCTCTTGAAATCGGAACAGGGGAACGCGTGGATCGCTCAGGAAGTCCGCAGGCCGTACATTATAAAGCCGATTTCCCTCGAACCCGGTCAGGGTCTCGCTCGTCTGCACCTTTTCACTCGTCCCCGGAATCGGCATGCCCAGGAACATCTTCGGCTGATCCACCATCTTCGTCAGGGTGAATTCCTCTTTATCCCAGTAGTGGCCGAGCACCCCATGAGAGTATTTGCCAATATCCATCAGCCAGACGAACAGCGCCGGCATTCCGCCCCCGGCTTGGAGTTGGTAATCAAGGAGGGATTCCATAGCGGTCTCCGCGGTCTGGGACTCGCCGTGGCGCCCCTTCAGCTGGAAAATTGGATCCCGCGCGAGAAACACACTCGTATAGTAAGTATGGGCCGTGAGGAGCATCGCATACGAGTACGGAATATTGATGGTAGTGTACTCAGTCTCGCCCCCCTTCCGCTTATCCTTCCGAATCCGATCCACATCTGTCTCCGGCATATAGGCCGTATAGGTATCCTCTGAGTTCTTCCACTCCTCCTCCCGCTTTTTCCGCTGCTCGTCCCGGGCCAGCTGATAGCGCCCTTTAAAGTTCTTAATCACGAGATTATGTAGTTTGCTGCCGTACGGGATATGCTTGATCCCAGGCGCGAGTTGCTCTGCTTGTTTCATTATGGTGCTCCACGAAAATTTAACTGCGGAAGGGAGTCATCCTCTTTCGAGTACTCCCCTTCGATCCACTCATCTATTCCTCGCTTTTCGCCCCAGGTGATCGCCATGGACACCGCGTCAAGAACGTCGTCGTGCATCTGGGCGCTGGGGGAGTACTCCGTAAACTGCTCGATAAATTTCGCGTGGGAGGAGCGGCACTTGAGCCGCTGATAGCCGGAGGTTTCGCCAAGGGCCTGGATGATCCGATCAGACTTCCGCCTGCGATCCTGAACCTTATACACAGGTAGGTAGAGGCGCTGTTCCCGCATCCCCTTTTCTATATACCAGGCCAACACCCGCTGATACGCGATCGCCTCGACGATGATGCCCAGCGGCCGCCATCTCCGCGCAAATTCAAAGACGGTAGCGAGCACCATCTCGGGGTCTTGGCCAGTTGCGGCCTTGAAGTCGACGAGATAAACCTCATCTCTGAAGAAGCCGATTACCACGACTGCATTATCATCAGCGGTCTTTTCTTCGCTACTCGCCGGGTCAATCGCAATTACATAGGTCATCCGCTCGGGTAGCGTTTCCCAATATACGAGGTTGTCCAGGCGGAAACTCGCCATCTCTTCGGAGATGATCTTACACTCTTTCTCCCGCATCCAAATGGCAAGTCGCCCCACCTTCGTCGCGGCTTCCTTTTGCTTGAGCAGTTCCGCGGTCGGGTACCGCTCAGGCCAACGCGACTCCCCATCAGGCCCGAAAATACCAAAGCGGAAGAAAGTCCACTCAGGATCCTTTTCGCAACCCTCGATCAGGTCGAACTTAGACTTGGGAGTGTCTAGGATAATAGCTTTAGCGTCGGGTGCTTCGGACTTGGGAGCGAGTGAGTTGAAGAGTGCACCAAAGACAAGGTTTTGTTCCTTCTTGCGCTGGTCGACTGAATTGCTAGCTTCATCAGTTGATGTGTCGTCGCAGATGATAAGGTCAGGGCGGTGGTCATCAATGTTAAAGCCGCGAAGTTGACCTGTAATGCCAAGCGCAAGAATGGTAATAGGGGTATCGAGGGCTTCATGAATAATCTCTATATGGTCATCGCTCCACTTGCTCCCCTTCCGCAGACGGAAGGTAGAAGCCCAGAGCCGGTTATGTTCGACTTGCCGCTTGATCCAGCGGAGGGAAAGGATCGAGTGGCCCTGACTTGCAGACACGAAAAGAATAGTACGGGAGATGCCATAGGCGATCCGCTGACTTGTGAAGGCGCGGAGGAGAGTTGTCTTGGCCCCGTCCCGGAAAACCTCAATCGCCACATTACGGTAGTCGCGGTTGTTGAGGGTCTTCCCCATCTCATCGTGCATGGCGGGGGAAGCCTGCCGGAAGGTCTTGGGGAAGAAGAGTCGGCCGTAGAGGGTAAGGGAGGTTGCGCCAAGTTTCACGGCCTCTTGCGGGGAGATAGGAAGTTGCTCAGCCATTAGGCTCTCCAGATATGCACTTTGAAAGAAGGATGGCGCATGCTTACTTCCTGCGCGAGAACAACCTTCTCAGGGAACGGGGTGGTGGGGTCATACCACTTAACCACCTCGCAGAAATCAAACTCCCAGTGGGAGGCCGGGAACATCACCTGGAGTACGGGGAGGTAAAGGTGCCGGACTTGCCACCAAGCGTCGGAGGTATGTTGATACTTCACCTCGACGATGGTAATGCGCCCCCTGGGGAGGTCAATAAGTATCCCGTCGGGTTGGCACCATCTCCAGCGCGCCTCCTCGCCCGCTGGAAAGAACTTAAGCCAGGGGGACGGGATATACCTATCCCCGTAGAAGGTCGAGAGGTACTCCTGAACCTTCCGCTCGTACCGGACACCTTCGAGGCGCCGCCCCGTATACCGCTTCTTCCGAATGGCCGGGGGCAGGGCGAAGTTGGCCGAAAGCACCCGCCCGGCTGGCCGGAACCCCTGAGGCGCGGGCACGGGCGAAGGCATATTACTCAGCATCGAATGTGCGGCCAACGGTGTCAGGTAGCCTCACTTCGTTCGCCTGTACCGGCAACGAATTCTCGGCGAACAACTGCATCAGTTCCCGCGCGGCCGACAGATCCCCTGCGGAGATAAACACATTCTGTTGGATGTGATTCCCACTCGGGGGGCCGGCGGGGTTGCGAGAGGATGCGGGCGCGTAGCCCATACGGTGAAGTATCTTGTCCGTGGCATCGAGGAGGAACTCGGGATCCTCGTTCTTTTCGAGATGGTCGGTGAGCTTGTCCAGGGCAATGTCCGCCGCCTTGCGCAGACGCGCGGGAATGGAGTCCGCCACCCGCAGCCCGATCGCGAGCTGCTTCTCCTTCAGGGCATGCTGGAAGATATCAGAATGTATGATCTGACTGAGCCAGCTCTGCGAATACCCGAAGTGGTCGCTGCATTCGCGGAGGGATTTTTCCGGGTTAAGCACGAGCCAGTTCATCAGCATCTCATGCGTTGTGGAAAGGCGGGCTAGGGCTGCCATGCTAAATCCTTTAGGGGACGGGGAAGATGAGCCTTTATACACGGGTAGGGGCGGGGAGTCAAGCGCTGGCGCGCTGGCGCGTGGGGGTAGATGGGCGGAGTAATGGTGGACTTATCGTCCCCATCAATTCCAGATGTACCTCAGTAATTTTTATCGCCTTTATCCCAGGGGTAAGCGCCCCTCGAGGGGGGCGGGTGGGTGCCGCCTGTAAGTCGTTGATTATAAACAGGAAAATATGAACGCTTGCATCCTTGTGCGGCAGGTGTATAATGAATTCATCGGAGGAGCAAACAGGTTCCCCCGGTACAGCGGCAGGTGCGGACTATCGCGCAGGCTGACTTTCTTTAACAATTTGCATGGAGGCCATTATGGCACAAGCACAAGTGGTGAAGTTCCTCGGGAAAATTACGCCTGAGGATCATGGTGGGCAAGCTCGGACGGTGATCTTCACCCTGGGTAATGGGAGCAAGCTTACTGCCTGCCTCGATTCGTATAATGCCGAGATGGTGGAACGGCTTGCGGTTCATGGGCTTAGCCAGAAGATCGGCGATAGCGCGAGTGGGTTTGCAAAGGATCGGGACTTCCTGGGAGCGTTCGGCTCAATGCAACAGGTGGAAGAAAACCTGAAGCAGGGGCTGTGGGCGAGCCGGAGTGGCGGAGGTACAAGCGATCTCGTCGCGGCCATTGCCAAGATCAAGGGCGTTAGCCTTGAGGACGCGCAAGCGGCAGTCGATAAGGCTACGGAAGAGCAGGTGGCAACCCTCAAGAAACATCCGGCGATCAAAGAGGCCATTGCCAAGATCCAAGCGGCAAGGGCGAAGGAAGCGGCGAAGGGCGCCGGAAGCCTTGATGATCTGGTCAAGGGTCTAGGTCTGTAACATAACCGGGGGAGGGGGAAACCTTCCCCCCATTAAGGAGAATCAAATGTCACACGCAAGAAGTTTGATCATTCTCGCCTTGCAGTCCGAGGGCGTAGTGGATGAGGTAATTGAACGGGCTTTGGTCAAGGCAGAGTTATACAATTTGGAAAGCCGGATCCGGACTGGTGTGGAGCGGGATATTTGCAAGGCGCAGGCGCAGGCGCAGTACGGAGACATCTTTGGCGAGGGGGAGAGAGGGAAGCCGCGCAACTATCTCGAGGAGACGTTCCCATGAGCTGGCTGATCCGGATCGGGATTCTGTGGGCGATGGCAGCCTTCATCGTCCTTTGGACGGGACTGGGTTGACAAGCAGGGAGACTTCGGTCTCCCTATTTTTTTACCCCTCGGAGCGCCCGTCTGGCGCCTGGATGCTGGGTACCTTTGGAGCGGGGCCACTACAAGTCCGTACCCTCCGCGCCTAGCCCCTGGGAGCGGAACCACTGTTAGATGCTGGCGGGTTGGAGCTGATCCGGAGCTAGTGCAATCATCTTGCAATCATACGCAATAGAGCGCAATCACATGCAATGCGGGCAATAGATGCAATCAAGCAATGGAGCTGAAGCCCCACCCGTCCGTCTATATAAAGGCCGTATAAAGTCTCTCTAAGTTATTTTTTTTTCTTTTTTTTTTTTAATTAACTGGAACAAGACCCACTAGGACAAGATGGGGAGATTAACTACCTATTTAATCCGTCCAATATCTAGACGGCACACCCCCATCAGCTCCATTGCCCTATTGCTTCTATTGCGTGGATTGCGAGTGATTGCGTGTGATTGCACGGTCATTGCAATGTCAGCCATCTCGCCCCCTTGACAAGCTCCCACGCGTCTCGTAAGCTACCAATTCTACCAACGCGGCCAAAAGGGGAAGCCAGTGGCAACAAAAACCAAAGATACGAGGAATACCCTCCCAGGATTCGAGTCCCGGGAGGAGAAGAAGGTGAGCGGGAAGAAGGCAAAGACGCGTCATCAGTTGGAAGTCGAAGCACTTAAATTGAAAAGGAAGAAGAAATGAGTACAGGTAAGCGCAAGCGCTTCTCGAAAAATACTGCAACATGGGGTACTTTCGAAAAGCTGTTTCTCGATCCAACGCGCCAGCATCCCACGCGCCTCGGGCCGTTCCCGAAGGGGAAAGTTGTGAACCTCGTCCAAGGGTTGAACTGTTGCAATATCCAGTGGGCTGAGGACATGCAGATGCCTCTTAACATGCTTACGCTCTCGGCCAAGGCGGTCAAGGGTCATACGGATATGGACTGGTTCCTTGAGGTCTCCACCAATTACAGGCAGCAAGGCCTCACCTCCCCGCGCGGGAGCACCGGCCAGAACTGGGTCGCGGGCCTCCTTGACAGCTTGTCTGGGGGAGAGTCTCTCCCGACACAGGGCGTCGGCCATTCGCCTTATACGGACGAAGGAGTCGCCCCCCAGGGCGAGTCGCCACTCGTGGAACCTGAGGAGTGGGTCGATCCGCAGGATGATTTGTTAAACAGCTATCTCAAAGGGGAAAAATAATGGCAACAGGAACTGTTACCCTCACGCTGGATAAGGCGGAGTTCGAGTGCACGTATTATGCAGATCCGGGCCGGGCTGGAACCCACTGGGAGCCGCCCGAGCTTCCTGAGCTGTATATTGAGACCTTTATAGTCGGGGGATTTGACCTTACAGATATGCTGGACGAGTGGGTAGTCAATCGCCTGAATGAAATGCTGGCCGAGCATCTGGAAAGGAATAGTCATGAGGAAGAATGAACCTGGCCGGGGCAAACTCAAGCGCCTCATCCCACCAAGCACCAGTTATCTGGAGCAGTGGGAGAAGGGCCGGTATCAAGTTGTTGATCGTGACAAGTACAGCGACACGCAACTCTACGCCCGGAAGGAAGTGAAATGAACATCCAAGAACGATTACAGCTTGCACTTGATGGCGGCATAGATAGCTGGCCTATTGCATCTATCGAATGGGAGTATGCAGAAGCTATTAAGGAAATCGCCTCACTCAAATCGCAGCTTGCCGAGTGCAAGAAGGATGCGGAGCGGTATCGTTACCTACGCGACGAAAATGGTGAGACATACCGTGAAGGTGCATTGTTCGTAGGGTTCGATGACGAAACAGGTGGCGATTGGATTGGCGCTGATCTTGACGCTGTTATCGACGCAGCAATGGCGCAGAAGGAGGAATAATGAGCCAACTACCCATCGAAGAGATTGACGATATTCGGCAGTCACCACGTCAGTTTGTTGATCTGGAAACAGTCGAGAACCTTAGCGATACGGCGATGTTTCAAGATATGCAGATCAAGATGATGCTGTCTGAAATCTTAGACCTCAAAGATAAGGTTCGAATGTTGAACCAACTATGCGAGTTTAACGAAGAAGGTCAGCGCCGTCTGATTGAGCAGCTTGCTGAAGCACGGAATAACGACAGAGCCGCCATGTCTTATTTGAGAGAGATTAACCAGATTGTTCCGGCTGATGATTTTCCTCGGATGGTGGAAAAGATCAAAGAACTACGCGCTGCGCTTGCTGTTGCAGTTGATGCGCTTGAGTTCATGTGGCGGGATGTTCCGATGAATGAATACGCATTCGATAAGCTGGAGAAAGCACTAACACGCTGCCGGGAGGTACTCAAGTGACCTCGCCCCCCCTCCAACGCGTCCGAGCCTCCGGCCAGTCCAAACGCGCCTCCCTCCTCGAAGCCTTTCTCAATACCCTCCTCGGCTTCTGGATCTCCGTCCTGGCTAACTGGTTTCTTCTTCCCCTCTGGGGCTTCCAGGTCTCCATGACCCAAGCTGTGGAGATCGGCATCGCCTTCACCTTTGTCAGTATCGCCCGTAGCTACCTCCTCCGCCGAGCTTTCAATTATTTTCACATTAGCCGGTGACGCTCTTGACACGCTTACCATGGGTATATATAGTATCCATTCCAACGCGGCCCACGCCGTAACCCAGGGCATCCCGCCCACCCTTAAGGAGTAGTAAAATGACTGAAGAAACCAAAAAGCCGAAATTCTGTGACAAGACCTCCGAAGGCACGACCGTCTCCTTCAAGTTCGGTAACGACACTGTCGTCGCCCTTGACCTGTCCACTCTCTCCGACGAGATGCAGCAAGAGCTGATGATTCACGGCGCACTGCAGAAAATTGGCGATAGCTACGCAAGCGCCGGTGGCGACTTCGCCTTTGGTATTGCCGCTGCCGAAAAGGTTATCGAGAACCTGAATAATGGCCTCTGGGGTTCTGCCCGTACCGGCTCGGGGGAAAGCAAGAAGGGTTCGGGAGAACTCGCAACCGCGCTGGCCATGTTGCAAGGCAAGGACGTGGTGGAAGTCGCGGCCGCCCTCGAAGCCGCCACGGACGAACAGCGCAAGGCCGTTCGCGCCCATCCAGCTGTAAAAGCAAAGATCGCCGAGCTCCGCGCTGCCAAGGCTGCAGAAGCCCTGGCCAAGGCTGGCGACGCCGGTATCCTTTCCTTCTAAGGGAAGTCAAACGGAACAGGGGAGTGAGTGCCCCTGCCACCGTTATAGGGGAGTCTCCACAAGGGGCTCCCCTTTTTCTCGCCCGTAGGGCGACTTTCCCTCGTCCGTAAGGCGATGAAGTTGTGTCGTAGATGCTGGGGACATTAATATTTAAATAACCGTCCCCATCTATTGACACACTCCCACCAATATGCGATAATAATCATGTAACAAGTTTTTCCCAGCTTTTCCACTCACAGGAGCTTCAAATGCTAAACCCAGCTTCCAACATCCCCGAGACCCACGCGGCCGGCTCCCCCGACCTCCTCGCCTCCATCCTTTCCTCCTTCGGGACTCTCCCACCTAAAGGCCCTAAAAAGCCAGCGGCCAAGAAAGCCCTTCCTCCTCCCCTTCCTCTTCCCAAGTCCTTCTCCTTGCGCAAGACCGGCTATGTCACCTGGAAAGCCATCGGTCGCCAACTCCAAATCCAAGAGCAGGAATGTACCTGCTGCGGGAGCAAGGTGGAATATGTAAAGGCAGAGTTCTTCCTCCTTGAAAATGGAACAGCCTCGGCCACCTGGCTCCGGACTGAAGGCTATGGTATCGTCGAGCCGGAATCCCTCCCTATCACCTATCTCGACCTCGAACCCACCTTCGTCCCCGGCTGTGCCAGCTGCCGAACCAGCCCCTTCGACGACCTCGAATCCCTCTTCCACCCGAAACAGTTGGAGCTCTCCCTATGACCAAGATCCTCACCAAGGTTGAGTACCTCGCCCGCCTGCACAAGCACGAGCAGCATGCCAAGGTTGTCTATTTCTTCACCGGGAATCTCCTCCAGCCTCTCCCCCTTCCCTCCCTTTCCTGTTCCTCCCTCACCATCACAAGCAAAACCCTTTTCTCCTGCCAACAAACCCACCATCGGAGCTAAGCCCTATGCCTTCCCTCCCCTACCTCCTCCGCGTCAAGCTCGCGCTTAAGGTCAAGCGCCAAGGCTACTACGCAACTCGGCAGCAAACCCTCCGTCTCGGCGGGAACCTGCACGACGTCGCCTTCATCCTCGCCAACACCCTCATCATCCAAGGAGCCTAACATGCCCAAGCCATCTGCCCAGCGTTACATCAATACGCGCAAGGTTGAGATCAACGCCATCATCTTCCTCCGCCGTTTGTTCTCCTCCGAACTTCGCAAACTCCGCAATCTCCCCGCTGGCGACCTGCACCGCCACTGGTACTGCGACGACACTCTCGTCCTGACCTACAAGGTCAAGTTCCTTGACATGAGGGATTCCGCCCGTTACCTCGACAAGTTCGCCAACATCTGCGATCTCTCCACCTTCACCTCGGACGATAGCGACTCGGGCGTCCGGACGTTCCGCGCGAGCCTGACCAAGGGCGAGCAGCGCGCCAGGCTCTCCCTCGTCCTCGAGGCCGAACCCTTCTCGCCTGAGGAAAACCCTTCCGTCAAGTGTCGTAAAGTCCAAGTCGGAGTCGATACGCACACTTACACCTCCACCACCCCCCGTTACGAACTTATCTGCGATTAAGGAGCCTTCCCCATGAAAACTAAAGACCTCGTCTGGACTTCCCGTGATGGCAAGCGGGAGACCATTTCCCAGATGGAAACCGACCACCTCTTCAACCTGGCACTCTTCCTCCAACGCCTTCAGGAGGATACGACCAAGCTCGAGGCCTTCGCGGCTGAGCGGGATCAGGTTCTTCCCGCCCGTATGATCCAGTCTGCACCGCTAACCCAGTGGCGCGATGGAGTTCTTGACGAACTTAACAAGCGTGCGAAAAAAGAACTCAAGCTGGCCGAACGCATCCTCTCACGCTTTTCACGGAGCTAATCATGACTGACAAAATCCGCCCCTGCGGCCTCTTCTCCAAGCGCGCCACCCTTACCGAAGCCGTCGAGTACTCTTCCTCCCTCATCAAGACCCTCCCACGCGTCGAGCGCGGTACGGCCTACACCGCCCTGTGGGTGAGCGTCAATACCGCCCTGGCCGAAATCGACAAGCTCGACCTGGCCTCCACCCATCCCTACTCCATCCCCGAGCTTGATGCCCTGGCCGATACCTCCGTAGATAACTCCTCCCCCGAGGAGCTCCGCCGCCATGTCCGCACAGCCCTTCCCCTCCACCTCGCCCGTTGCTTCCAGCTCGCCCAGATCGCTCCACGCCTTGCGGAAGATCACACCCTCTTCGCCATGCTTATCGTCCGCCTCTTCTCCCTCGACAAGGAAACCCTCCTGGCCGAAGTCGAATCCCTTCTCTCCCGCCAGTAATCATGTCCGTCGGCTGCCTTATCTACATCACCCCCGAGGGAGAGATCCTTCACCGGATCCCTCTCTGGCCGTGGCCATCTCCCGGAACTTACCCGATCCAGTACCCTGACGGTACCTGGGTTCAGTTCTTTCCGCACTCCTACCTGCGCTTTTCCCTCGGAGACCACCTCTCCCCGTTCCCACCCGTAGTTCCACTCTCCCCGAAAGGAGAATCATGAAAACCTTAGCCCGCAACATCCCCCTGACAATGTACGGCCGCTCTTACCTCTGCGATATCATCCTCGGGCTTTACACCTTGACCAAGCGGCCTGCCATCATGCTTGTCGCTTCCCGTCCGGACTCCCTTGGGGGAGAACTCGCCTGGGACGGCACGCCCATCGCCACCGCCTCCACCAACGCGCCCGAGGAATACATCCAGCACCTCACCCCGCCCCACTTCACCGCCAAGACCTACTCTGAAAACGAGGGCCTCTGGGAGCAGCTCCTCCCCCTACTCGACGAGGACGGCTTCCCGCTCTTCGTCCAGACCCGATACAAAATCACCCTCGGTTTCGCGACTGCCCCGATCATGCTCCTCGGCCCGAACGCCTCCATGTCGCTCTTCGACCTCCGCGATGAACTCAACCACCCGACGCAAGGAGACTTCCATGGCTAAGCTCGGCCGCCCAGCTCTTCTCATCCCCACTGTCGAGTGGAAAGTCCGGGTTCCTGTCGACCTGGCGGCGAAAGCCGATCTCCTCCACCTCGACCCTATCCGCGGAAACCTGAAATATGGCGCCCGCTCCGAACTTATCACCATCCTACTGCGGGAGTACCTTGACAAGCTGGGAAAAGATGGGGATGATAAACATTCAATTAACAGCCCGGAGAATCCAAATGTCTGAAGAAGCCCCCGCCCTCCCCCCGAAGCTCGCAACCGCCGAAGAGCTTAACGACCTCCGCAAGCGCGTCCTTGCTGGCGAGGAGTTCCCCGCAGCCGAGTACCGCAAGATCATCGCTGCCTATCGCGCCAACCGGCTCGGAGCCGTTGCCGCCTCCGCCCCGAAAACCAAAGCCAAGGCCGCTGCCTCCGCCAAGGCCGCCCCTGTCGACCTTTCAACCCTCCTCGGAGGTATCGGACTATGAGCTCCCCCTTGACCTTCCCCTCTCTCCTCGACAATTCCGCCGTCTCCTCCTTCAAAAAGTGCCCGACCGACTGGAAATACGGAAGCTTGCAATCTATCGCCCGCAAGGGCGGTAATATCCACCTCCATTTCGGAGGTGCCTATGCCGCCGGGCTGGAAGCCGGGCGCAAGGCCTTCTACGACGACGACATCGACGAGGAGACCGCCCTCACCATCGCCCTCGATACCGCAACCAAGTTCTGGGGAGAGTACGAAGCTCCTGAGGATTTTTCTGGAGCAAAGAGTTATGAACGCCTTATGGGAGCCATTGTTGAGTACTTCGAGCAATACCCCCTCTCCTCCGACATCGTCAAGCCATTCCGTCTGGCTAACGGCAAGTCTGCGGTGGAGTTTACCTTCGCCATCCCCCTGCCTAATGTCAAGCACCCAGTCACGGGCGACCCCCTCCTGTACGGAGGCCGCTTCGACATGCTGGCCGAACGGGATGGAGTCCTTTTCGTCGAGGATGACAAGACAGCTTCTCAGCTCGGAAGCCAGTGGATGCGAAACTGGACTCTTGATGCTCAGTTTACTGGCTATTGCTGGGCTGCCCGTGACTTCGGCTACCCTGTTGCAGGCGCGATCATACGTGGCCTGTCAATCCTCAAAAACGGCTATGGACATGCCCAGGCCATTACCTACCGCCCCGACTGGCAGATTGACCGCTGGCTCGCCTCCACCGAGCATACCGTCCGGCTCATGATCGCGTACTGGGAGCAAGGCTTCTTCCCCCTCGCCCTCGACAAGCACGCTTGTAACAGCTACGGCGGGTGTGGCTTCTCCCAGCTTTGTGAGAGTCCCAATCCTGACTCTTGGATCGCGATGAATTACGAGCCGCGCGTCTGGAACCCTCTCGCTAAAGGAGCCTAACCCATGTCCGTAGACGGCAATGCTACAGTCCATTACTTCGAAGGGAACGCCCTTGTCGGCTCCCGCGAGACGTATTGCTGCGGCTACGCCCCCACTCCGGACAAGCGGGTTTCCGCCTACTGGCCGAACACAGCCTTTTTCTGCCCCGTATGCGGGGAGATCTGGGGGCGCGCCGTCTACGACCACCACTTCCAGTACTCGCCCGTCACCCCCCACAACTGGGTTATCGAAAGCCGCCGCTGTGTCCAGCACGGAGACGGCCTCTTCCTTTCCGGCTACGGGGAAGAACACCTCCCCAGCTGTTCCCGTGAGCTCCTCGCAAGGGAAGCCCACATCCTCTGTCTCCACCAACCAACCAAGGAATTCTTATGACCACCCCTTCCTCCTCCGCCCCCGGCTTCAACGTGATGCTCTGCGGTACCACGGGCACAGGCAAGACCCACTCCATCCGCACGCTCGTCGAGCAAGGCCTCGAGGTCTTCGTACTGTTCACGGAACCTGGCATGGAAGTTCTCGCCGATCTGCCGCCTGAGAAGCTCCACTGGCACTACGTCGCGCCTTCCGCCCCTGACTTCTCCGACATGATCGCCTCGGCGCAGAAGATCAACACCATGTCCTTCGAAGCCCTGACCAAGCTTCCCGACATTAACAAACGCAACTACACCGAGTTCATCGACGTGCTGACTTCCCTCTCCAACTTCAAGTGCGACCGCACAGGCGAATCCTTCGGCTCCGTCGACAGCTGGGGGCCAGACAAAGTCCTCGTCGTCGACTCCCTCACAGGCCTCTCCCTCATGGCTATGAACCTCGTTACCGGAAGTAAGCCGGTGAAGTCCATGGCCGACTGGGGCGTGGCCATCGACAATCTCGAGCGGCTTATCGTAAAACTGTGTGTCGACACCAAGTGCCACTTCGTTCTCCTCGCCCATCTCGAGCGCGAGGTCGACGAGGTCACCGGCGGCACCAGCCTGATGGCCTCCACCCTCGGCCGGAAACTCGCCCCCAAGCTCCCCCGTTTCTTCTCCGACGTGATCCAAGCCAAGCGCAACGTCGACAAGTTCGTGTGGAGCACAGCCGCCTCCAACGTCGACCTCAAAGCCCGGAACCTTCCCATCGCGGACAACCTCGACCCGTCCTTCAAGGCCATCTTGACCTCCTGGAAGAAACACCAGCCCGAGGCCGAAAAAAAAGCTTGACAAACTGACCGTCCATATGTAAAGTACCCATTCGGTTTGCGGCACACCGATTTGTCAAGTGCCGCAGTTCTACCCTCAACCAACCAAGGAGCCTCAAATGTCTGCTTTCAATCCTGACACCTTCCTCAACACCGAAACCGAGTCCGCCTCCGCCACCTCCTACACCCCCTGCCCTGAAGGCGAGATGACCGCCGCTATCAAGGCCATCAAGCCCCGCGTCTTGACCGACGGCCGCGCTGTTCTCGACGTCACCTGGACTGTCGATGACGAGACCGCTCGCCAAGAAACTGGCATGGCCGAACCGTCCGTCCGCCAGACCATCTGGCTTGACACCACCGAGTCCGGTGGCCTCGACTTCGGCAAGGGCAAGAACGTCGGCCTTGGCCGCCTCCGTGACGCTGTTGGCCAGAACCAAGCCGGTAAGCCCTGGGCTCCTGGCATGCTCGTCGGCCAAGTCGCCAAGGTCAAGGTCAGCCACTCCATCGACAAGCGCGATGGCGTCACCATCAACGCCGAAGTAAAGGCCGTTCTCCCACTGTAGTTTTTCCGTTCTCCCACTGTAGTTTTTCCGTTGTCTCCTCCGCGTAGGGTTCTTGCGTACCCTGCTTGCGGTCTTTGCGGGGAGAGGGTTTCGGCCTTCTCCCCTTTTTTTACCTACGGAGTTTTCCCCCTATGTCCATCCCCCTCGACGCGGCTACCAGAGCCCGCCTCGCTCAGGACTTCAACACTGAGTCCGCCCCGGTAACTACCCCCTCCGCCTTCGAATCCCAGATCGGTGGTGGCCATTACAAGTCCCTCTCCATCCAGCCCGCCCTCTTCTCCGAGGCGAACGGTCTTTCCTTCCTTGAAGGTTCCATCGTCAAGCGCATTTGCCGGCATCGCAGTAAGAACGGCTCTGAGGACATCCGCAAGGCCATCCACGAACTCACCCTTCTGCTTGAAATCACCTACGGAGAGCGTCCATGAAAACGATCCCCCTTTCCTCCCTTGTTATTCCCCACAATCGCCAGCGGCGTACATTCGATGAAAAGAAACTCCAAGAACTCGCCGAGTCCATCATGTCCAAGGGACTCTTTCACCCCCCTGTCGTACACTTCGACGGGGAGGTTTATACTCTCATCGCAGGCGAACGTCGCACGCGCGCAATCACTTCCCTCTCTGCCATCTCCGTCGGAGTCTCTTGCGGAGGAGAGTCCTTCCCCCCCGGAACCCTTCCCATTACTCTCCTCGCCGACCTCGACCCATACTCCCGTAGAGAAGCTGAGCTCGAAGAAAACACAGTCCGAGACGACCTGACCTGGGCGGACAAAGCCCGGGCGATCTCCGAGCTCGACGCCCTTCGTAAAGAGCAGGCGGCGGACGTTGGCCTCTACCACTCCTTCCGCGATACGGCTTCTGAGATCATCGGCCAACTCGCTCAAGGAGCCGAGATCACCAAGGTCACCGATGCCGTCATCGTAACCAAGTACCTCGACGATCCGGAAGTCGCCTCCGCCAAGACACAGAAGGAAGCCCTCAAGGTCATTAAGAAAAAGGCCGAGGCCGCCCATAGGGAAGTCCTTGCGGCAAACTTCGACATGGCCAAGACCCCCCACACGCTGGCCCTTGCCAGTGCCTTCGACTACGCCAAAGACCTCCCAACCGGAGCCTTCGATGTTATCCTTACCGACCCTCCTTATGGTATCAACGCTGATGGTTTTGGCTCTATGGCCGGTACTGAACACGCCTACGAGGACTCCCCCGACTACGGGCTCGACTGCTACAAGCTTGTCGCATATGAAGGCTTCCGCGTGGCCAAGGATCGCGCCCACTGCTACGTCTTTCTCGACCCCCGCTTCTGGAACGCCGTCAGCCTCGAGTTCGCTATCGCCGGCTGGAATGTGTGGCCTACTCCACTCATCTGGAACAAAGGAAATGGTATGCTGCCTAAACCAGAGCATGGGCCTCGCCGTACTTACGAGATGGTGCTCTTCGCGACCAAAGGGGCCAGGAAAGTCCTCAAAGTAGGGGCGGACGTCATCACCTGCCCACTCGTCCAGGAACGCGATCACGGAGCCCAGAAGCCCGTCCTGCTCTATTCCGAGCTACTCTCCCGCTCCGCCCTCCCAGGGAATACCGTCCTCGACCTCTTCGCCGGATCGGGTACGATCTTTCCCGCCTCCAACAAGGCCAAAGTCATCGCCACGGCTTGCGAGATCCACAAGCCGTACTACGACCTGGCGCTTTCCCGCATCAACTCCTCCGACGATATTTCCGAACTCCTTCCTCGGGAGCTCCTCCTATGACCTTTGCCCCTGTACCACAGGTAGGGGGCTCCGGCCCTCTTTCCGCTTCCATCGCCGTAGTTGTCGACTGCGCCACCGCCGACGATATCTGGAAGGGGTTCGCGCTCGCCGGCTCCTCAGGCGACTTCTTCAACAAGCTCCTTCACGAGGCTGGCATCCTCCGCTCGGAGGTTTTCGTCACCCCTGTCATCCGGACGAGGGTTAATGACGCCTCCGCCCTCTACACCACCAACAAGACCAAAGCGCAAAAACTCGCCCTCTCTTCCGTCATCGGAAATGTCTGGGTTCATCCTTCACTCCCTACCTCCATCGCCAAGCTCCACGAGACCCTGGAAACCCTTCCGAACCTTAAGGTCTGCATCGCCCTTGGCGATCTCGCCATGTTCGCCCTGACCTCCCAGTACGGAAGTGTGGATACGTGGAGAGGCTCCATCATGGATGCTAGCCATGGCCAGTACCAAGTCATTCCAACCTATCCCCCCGCCGCCCTGTACAAGCAGTGGTCGGTAAAGAGCTTTTGCGTTCGGGACTTACAAAGGGTCAAAGACCTCGCTCTCCGCCCCGAGCTGTACCAGTTCCCCTCCTACCAGTTCCGTATTCGCCCGACCTTTTCCCAGACAACCGGCATCCTTCTCATGCTTCTTGGGGAAGTTGCTGGTGGCCGCACACTTAAGCTTTCCGTCGACATTGAGACGATCGCGAGACGTATTAGCTGTATCGGCTTCGCCTGGAACGTACGGGAAGCCCTGTGCATCCCCTTCATGACTCTCGACGGACACTACTGGACTGAGGACGAGGAGATCGAAATCTGCTTCCTCATGAAGGAGCTTTTAACCCACCCGCTCGTCGAGGTAATCGGCCAGAACTTCAACTACGACAATCAGTACTTCGCCCGTTACCTCGGGTACTTGCCCAACCAGACCTTCGACACGATGATCGCCCAGCACGTGCTCTTCCCTGGCATCCCGAAGTCACTCGACTTCCTCTCCTCCATGTACTGCCACTTCCACCGTTACTGGAAAGACGAGATCAACGACTATACCCGGTTGCCGGAAAATATGGAGCAGTACTGGACATACAACTGCAAAGACGTATGCGTGACCTACGAGGTTGCCCTTGTCCTCGAAAACCTCCTCGACCATGTAGGCCGTCGTCAGCAGTACGACTTCATGCAAGCCACAGCCCGCTCCGCTCTGCGCACCATGCTCCTCGGCATGCGGATCGACCAGAAGTCGCGGAGTGCTATCGCTGGCGAACTCATGAACGCGATCATGGAGTACGACACCCTCATCCAGGACATTGTCGGCTTCCCCCTCAACGTGGGCTCCCCCAAGCAGATGCAGGACTTCTTCTATGGCGATCTTAAACTTCCAATCCAGATTGACCGCAAGACAAAAAGGCCGACACTTAATGCCAAGGCGATGGCTGCCCTTGCGGAGAAGGAGCCCCTGCTCCGACCTCTTGTGGAGCTTATCGAGAAGAAGAGGAGTCTCGGCGTCTTCCTCTCCACCTTCTGCCTGATGCCCCTGGACACGGACGGGAGAATGCGGTGCAGTTTTAACGTCTGCGGGACAGAAACCATGCGCTTTTCTTCTTCAGAAAACGCATTTGGTACAGGCGGAAATCTTCAGAATATTCCTAAGGGAGATAAAGAATGAAATCTGGAATAACCCCAACGTACACTGTTTGGCTAAACATGCGAAACAGGTGTAACAACCCAAACTACGAATTTTATAAAAACTATGGAGGCAAAGGAATTACGGTCTGCCCACAGTGGGATTCTTTTGAGATGTTTCTTGCTGATATGGGGGAGCAGCCAACTGGTTTAATTCTCGATCGCAGAAATAATGATCTAGGCTATTCCAAAGAAAACTGTCGCTGGGTTACCCCTGCTGTTTCTTCCCAGAACCGTTCTCCAGTTTTTAGTAATACTCCTTTCGGAATCAAAGGAGTCTATTGGAACAGGTCAAAGCGCTATTACGCAGTCGTTTGTATTCAAAATAAAATTAAAGTAGAAATTCTCCGCACTAAGGATTTCTTCTTAGCTTGTTGCGCTCGTAAATCCTGGGAGATGAAAAATGTCATTGGGCAGTAATATCAAATTACCGAACGTCAGGAAGTTCTTCCAGCCAGATCCAGGCTACATCCTCTTCGACGTCGACCTTGCCGGTGCCGATGCCCAGATCGTAGCATGGGAAGCCGGGGATGAGCCACTCAAAGCTGCCTTCCGAGCCCACGCGGCTGGGAAAGGGCCGAAAGTCCACTGCGTCAATGCCCAGGCTATTTTCGGCTCAGCCGCTGGCCCAGACGGCAAGACCGACCCGTACTACTCCCGGGCGAAGGCTGGCGTCCACCTTACCAACTACGGCGGCAAGGCCAAGACCTGCGCAGCCGCTCTCTCCATCTCCGTCCCCGCCGCTGAACACTTCCAGCGCACATGGTTCGAGCTCCACCCCGCTATCAAGGAATGGCATACCACAGTCGAGAACAGCCTCCGCTACACCCGCTCCGTCCGCAACCCCTTCGGCTTCGTCCGCACCTACTTCGACCGCATCGACGACATGCTGCTCGGCCAGGCTCTCGCGTGGGTTCCGCAGAGTGCGGTTGCAATTATTATCGACACCGCGTATAATCGGATCACCGCTTCCCTCCCTGACGTCCAGATCCTACTCCAAGTCCATGACTCCCTCGTCGGTCAATGTCCAATTCCCCTCTGGCCCACACGCAAGAAACAAATCCGTGAAGCACTCGAAGTTGTAGTCCCTTACGCCGACCCCCTGATCGTCCCGACTGGCCTAGCCACCTCGACGAAGTCTTGGGGCGATGTAAAGAATGAAGCCTGGGATGTATAAGAAACCTGGGGGAGTTGATGGGGAGAGTAATCTCGCCATTATCCTCCCCTTTAACTCGGACACTCACAATGCGTAACTCCCCTGACTGGATTAAGTCATTCGTCAATTTCGCCTCCCTCGGCGAAGCCCCCTTGCCATTCTACTTCTGGACAGGTATCTCCACCGTTGCGGGAGCCCTCCGTCGGCGGGTCTGGATCGACATGAAGCAGTTCCAATGGGTCTGCAACCAGTACATCATACTCGTAGCTCCGCCCGGAATCGTCAGTAAAAGTACCACCGCCGCTGTCGGCATGAACCTACTCAAAGAGGTTCCCGGGATCAACTTCGGCCCAGACGTAGTAACCTGGCAGAAGCTAGTGGAAGATATGGGCAAAGCTAACGAGATGGTCTACTGGCCCGAGAAGGAAACCTACCTCCCCATGTCCTGCGTGACCGTATCCTCCAGTGAATTCGGCAACCTGCTTGACCCGTCCAATCGCGAGATGGTTGACGTGCTCGTAAGCCTTTGGGACGGCCAGCCAGGCGCGTTCAAGAAGTCTACCAAGACCAGTGGCAATGACCAGATCGAGAACCCTTGGGTCAACATCATCGCCTGTACCACCCCCGCCTGGATCTCCGGCAACTTCCCCGACTACATGATAGGTGGCGGCTTCACCTCCCGCTGCCTATTCGTGTATGCTGAGAAAAAGCGGAAGCTGGTAGCGTATCCTGCCGACCACGCCCCCGCCGATTACGCCGAGCAACGCACCGCCCTCATACAGGATCTCGAGCGCATCTCCACCCTCGTCGGGGAATACACTCTTACGACTGAGGCCAAGACCTGGGGAGTCCAGTGGTACGAGGAACACTACGAGACCAAGCACCCGCACCTCAACTCCGAGCAGTTCGGCGGCTACCTCGCCAGGAAACAGGCCCATATCCACAAGCTTGCCATGATCCTTACCGCTGCGAAATCCGACCATTTGGTAATTGAGCAGGAAACCCTCCTCCTCGCCGCTTCCCTCGTCAACGCCCTCGAGGAATCCATGCCGAAGGTATTTGGCAAAATCGGCCTGAACCCCAAGACCAAAGCCCTCTCCGATCTCGCTGACATAATCGCCGCATCAGGCCCGATGACCCAGCAGGAACTCTACCGCCGGCTCTCCCGCCAAGTAACCTGGCAGGAGTTCACCCCGCTCTTGCAGTCCGCTGCCGAGGCTGGGTTCATCCGACTCGCCCAGCAGGGCTCCACCCACATCGTCTCCGCCGGATCACACACTCAGCAATAAGGGGGATTTCTCCCCCTTTTGCTCAGTAACTTTCCGCCACCCCTTCGGCAACTCCTCGATACTTCTTCTGGGTAGTTCCGAACTTCTCCCCAGCCGCCACCTGCTTCTTATGCGTCCGGATACTTTCATTCCGGTCTTTCTGGGTAATCCGCAGCTTCCTATCCGGCACGTTCTTCGAGAACTCATCCTGCGCCTTAACCACCTCCGTGCGCAACTTTTCATCCCCGCTCCGCACCGCCTGCCAGTACCGATCCATCAGATCGCTCCTTCTCCCCTGCCAGTAGTAAACCTCACTCTGCACCGCGAAGTTCCTCGCCCGATTCTCCACCAGTATCGTGGGGGCAAAGCCCAGCGCCTGGCCAAGGATCTCCGCAGTCGTGATATCCCGGAACTTACCCTGACCCTCGTCCCAGGTCATCCTTCGGCCATCCTTCGAGGTGACCCCATAGGTTGGCTTCAACCTCTGGCGAAGTTCCATATCCACCGCCTTGCTCACGTTCCCGATCGCCCCAGGCATCTTCTTCGCCCCCTCCACCCAGGCTCTTCCGGACAGCGGATCACCCCCCACGGTTCCGATCGCATCCAGCACGCTCTTGTAAAAGTTACCAGCTGGGCCGCTACTCGCCGTGACCAAGCTTCCTATGGTTTCCAGCGCGTTCATCTCCCGTTCTTTTACGAGTAGGTCTGTCCCAGGCAGCATCCGACCAAGCCCGAAGGAGCCGGAGGTACTAAACCCTCCGACATTATGGAGCAAGCCATGCATTCCAACATCTGCACTCCAGCCGAGTTTGTGCATTAAACGGTGCAGCGCCCAGTTTTCATCCATCCCCAGATCATCCATGAAGGCCCGCAGTTCCGCCTCAGCATTCCCGAACCCGAGCTTTCTCCACAGCCACTGGACAATATCCATCATGTTCCTCGCGAACGGCACGCCCATCAACCCGCCCAGCAAAAGGAACATCAGCCAGATCTTCGCAGTCGTGCCCCGATAAGCCGGAGCCATACTCCGACCAAGCGTTGCCGCCTGAGCCCTTGCCGCCCGCTCATACCCGCCCGTACTGATCCAGCCCATGAACTGAACATAGCTCATGAACATCGTCAGGGCCGCCTTCTTCCCACGGAAGAGCTCTGGCCGGTTCGCCTGATCATACGCGTTCTGCAGCAGATTCGTCTTCTGCACCGCCCGCCCATAGGCCTCCCGCGTATTCCCTCCAGCCTTCCGTTCCAGCTTATAAAAGGTAATCAGCGAGTGGATCCGGTTCAGCTTCTCCGTCGCCTGGAAAGGCATCATCCCCAGCTCCGAAATCGCATGCCCGACCTGGCTCATCTTCCCTTTCGTCGCCGAGAGCAGCGCCCCGCTATCCGCTTGCGCCGCCAGATAATACGCGTAGCTCTGATCAATCACGCCGTCCTGCGTAGCTTGGTCTAGCACTGCCGTCAGCTCACTCATCATCGCATCGTCCAGCGTCGGTTGCGCCTCCCCCTTCGCCAGGGCCGCTTCCCTCCGACTCCGATATAAGAGCAATTCCCCCGTCTGCTTCAAACTCTTGGCGAATTCCACATTCCCCTGCACTTCCCCATACTCCGAGGTAACTGCCGCCCAAGTATTAATAGTGGTCGAGACATTCATCAGCGCCGTCTTGACATTGTAGGCCAAATATACCAGCGTGATGAAACTTCTCATCCCCTGCAACTCCGCCGGGGGATTCATCAGATACCCCAAGGAACTCTGCATCATAGCGATATTCCTTCTCGCCCGATCCACAGTAGCCGCCTGAGCCTCCGCCTCCATCATCCCACCCTTTTCCAGTCTCCGTACAAGATGCTTGCTCGCCGAGATACTCTGCTGCAGCTCATACCGGTACTGCATCTTCCAGATGTAATTCGCATTTCTTCCCGCGAAATCCGCCAGCACTCTTGTATAATTTTCCTCCCCACCCGGCAGCTGCGCCGTGATCTTCTCATACTTTTCCGCTATTCTCGAGTACTTCGAAACCGACATTACATTCGCCAGCGTCTCTAGCCCTTCATCTGTAAATTCTCCTGTATGGCCCAGCCGCTCGAGTAGATCATTCGGCAACTGCATCGGAATCCCCGTCTGTTCTTCCAGCACCTGGCTCGACACCTGCACCCCGAGGTTTGTCGCGTTGGCTTTCAGCGCCGCGCGGTAAGCCACATCGAAATCCGCCTTTCTCTCATAGTGCTTCCGAAAGACGACCTTCATCCTTCTCTGACCAAAGGCTACCGGCCCTTGATCCTGCTTCACCACCAGTACATACCGCCCAAAATTCCCTTGAGGGACAAACGGCGAGAGCAAGAGTCCCGTCACCAGTTCATTAATCTTCCCAAGCTCCCGCTTCTGCAGCTCCGGCGCGTTCACATACGCCTGCGCCGCTTGGCGCTTCAGCCACTTGCCGAGCTCGTTGAAGTGGTACAGGAACAGATTCCGATTCTCCAGATACAAGTCCAGAATATGCCCCCCTTCCTCCGTAGTCACATCAACCCCTTGCTTCTTCATCCACTCGCGCAGGGCCAACGTATCCTGCACCTCCCAACGTTCCACCTGAGCCTGCTGTTCCAGGCCCATCCCCATTTCCTCACTCCAGACTTCCTGACCTTGGTGATCATACCCCTTGAGACTTGTCTGCAGCTGCCCGCTCTTCCATTCGGCCTTCAGGATCCCATGCAGCTTTCCAACCCTCTCCGCGCTCTGCCCGACAATCGACGAGAGTTTCTGCACTAGATCCTCCGCCGGTTTGAGCAGATTATTCTTCAGCTGCATCCCCTTCCCTAGCTTCTTCATGAACGTCTGGAGATTATAGTCCTCCGATTGCCCTGCCGCCACTTGCTGCAACTGCATAAGCGAGTCGACCATCTTCGCATAGACGTTCCCCGCTGTCAGCTTCTCCTTCCCCCAGAACTTCTGCAGGAGCTTACTTACCGCGCGCGCCCCCTGCTGCCCCTGGCTTTCCTGATCCCAGTGCATCACATCAGTCTCGTCCAGCTTTTCCAGGTTCGAGCTCACGACTGCCTGCTCCGGGTTGAAGACGGCGTATAAAGTCCCCCCCAACGGGTCGAAGGTATTCTTCAGCACCACCCCGTCATACCCACCCGCTAGGGCCTGCTCCACCAGTTTCCCATGGATCGAGGCATCATACTTCTGACTTTCCATATCTACAACCAGCGGATTCACCATATTCAAATAGTGTCCTTGTACCACTGCCTGTGCAGGAACAACCTTTTCCTCGTACTTCCGCTTCTGCGCCTGTTCCGCATACCATTGCGCATTCGCCTGATTATCCGAGAACCAAAACGCCTTGACCTTATCCAGCAGCGTAACCTTTCCACCTGCCCCGCGATACACAACTAGAGGATTTCCGTCCGCCCCCCGCACCTGGGTGTTTCCGCCCCAGCGCTTGAAGTATGGGCTTTCAAACCCGAGACGCCCCCAAAAGCCGGCCGCCTCCGCAACCCGCGTAGGATTCCGGAATTCTTCCTGCGACAATCCCGCAAACTCGGCAAGTACTACCTCCGGACTCCGTGAACCATACGGATTCTCCCTGTCAAACGCAATCACAGATTCCCCATAGTGGGAGGGATCAAACGCCAGCCACTCATTTCCGTGCTCCTCCACCAGCACGGCCCCGTACTCCCGCTTCAGGAACTTGGCAATATCCCGCTTGTAGCGATCATAAATCCCCTGATTCGGGCCAAAGCCCTCGTCTACATCATATGTCCAGGCTTCCACCTTGGCCAGAGTATCCGCGGTTGGGAAGTGCAGCCTCCCTCTCCCGTCCTTATTCGCCTGCGCCACTTCCTCCCGAATTATCCTTTGCCACCAGTCGTTCTTCATCTTCTGCAGCTTTTTCGTATCCCACCAGACATTTTCCCGATCCTGTTTCGCCAGGTCAACTGCCTCATTCATCTGGAATTTCCGGTAGGCCTGTATCGCATCCAGGAGATTCTCCAATAGCCCTATATCCTTCACGTTCAGAGCGTGTTGTATTTCCACTTGATCCTGATAGTACCTAGCTGTTGACAGATAATCTCCATCCAGCCCGATCGGGAAATCCCCTGTCTCTTGGAAATCCCGAACCTCTTCCAGCAACCCATCCACGTGATTAAACGCTGCCGTAGTATCCGAGACCGTATCCCACAGGGTTTCATTCTCCATCCCCTGTGGCGTATCCCGTCTCTGCATCAGGTCGCTTTGTATTTCCAGCACAAACCGTTCATCCCCTTGATCGACCCGCCGCGAGTGCGCGACATAGTTCGTGTTTCGAAAGTGGTTCCACCCTTCAACCTGAATCGGGGCCTCCCAGACGATTGCACTCGCCGTTGAGCTTAGCGGAGAGAATCCCACTCGATTCGCCCCATAGTCTACATCGAACGCATACACATCTGTGTAGAACCTCGGCTCCAGCGGCATCATTTCCTGCTCCAACGCCCATTTCGCCTGCTGAAGGCTAAACCCGTTCGGATGCCACTTCAGGAATTCCTCCCACATAGCCCGTTCCTGCGCCTTTACATCGCCCATCTTGATATAGGCGCGAAGGGTCTCCGCCTTAATCTTGTCCTTATTCGGGAGCTTATCCAGCACCTTCGAGGTGTATTCACGATCCCAGTTCACATCCTCGCCAAGGATACGCTGGAGGCTCGTGCGCACAGCCGTAAGTTCCCCGCGTTGGATCTTGTCCAGATACCGCTCCAACTGCGCAGCCGTGATGTTCCCCGCGCTTTCCAGCCCGTAGGCCATATCCTCAAGGATTGACTTTTCATCCACCTCCACAGCATTGATATACTCCGGCACAGGTACTTGCTCCGGAGGTTTCGCCTTCGGTTTAGCCTTGCTCTTCTTCCCAGTCGGCGTCAGGCCCTTCTCCGCCAGCAGTTTCTTCTGCGCCGCCTTAACCTTCTTCGAGAGAACAAACTTCCCATCCCCCTTTTCCATGGCTGCAGCCCTTCGCGTCTGCCCTTCCAGCCAAGCCTGGAACGTAGTCCCTGGAGCAATAATCCTCTCCCCGTCCACACCCTTGCTCGTCTTCAGCATACGGAACAGATCCCGAAGCTGCTCCATCGTCCTCGAGAAGAACTTACCCAAGGCACTTCCTTGCAGATCCCCCGCCTGCCAAGCCGCCCTACTAAACTGCTCCGCCATATACTCGTCGAAGTTCAGATCCGTAGTAGGATCATAGGGAACGTTCGACAGCGGATCGTGATAGGCGGCTTCCATCAGCTCCAACGCGGTCGAGTTATCCAGCGTTTTCTCCTTCCGCGCCAGCATACGCTCGGCCCAGCTATACAAGGACTTGTTCTTGGCACTCCGCAACGGATTAACACTATCCCCAAGCTTCCTTGTCCCTACCCAGCTTTCCACAAATTCCCTCGCCGTCAGTTCCCCTGACAGCACCTTCCCGCGAATCTCCTGCCACTCCCGCAACAGCCCTGCCTCTTCCGGAGCAATCTGAGCCATGCTATCAAGCAGCGCCACCGGCACATTCCCTTGTTGAATCAACCCTTTCAGGGCATTCAGCCCCTTTCCATCCATCCCCTTTTCCAGCATCCCAGAATAGAAGTTCTGCACCTTCAGCGCATGGCCAAACTCGTGAGTCAAGGCCGTAACCACCGCCATCCGCGTCTGAACATCCCCACCCTGATACTTAAACGAGGGCATCTCCCGAGGCGTAATCACATGAGTCCATTCCCCCGTCGCCTCATTCAGCACCGGCACATGAGCGCCAAATTTCCCCTCTCCCAGCTGTTCCAGATTCAGTATAACTCTGGCATTCGGCATATACTTCTGTACCCACGCGGCAATCGAGTCCAGCATCGGCACATACACTTCCTTCGGGAAAAGCTCTTGATTCTCCCCAATCATTACAACTGCGCCAGCCTGGACTTCCCCAACCTGTTGCAGATTTAGGCCGAGAACCGCTCCATCCGTGGAGCCTGTAATCGGCCGAAGATCGAACGGGAGGGCATTAACCTCCGCAGTCCGCTTCCGTCTCTCCAGAACCTCCGGAGTCATACCACCTTCATCCGCCGCTTCACTTACAAGTTCCGGCGCTCCCTGTCCGAGGCCATTCCGTTCCAGCGCCATACGGACGCGTTCACCGTAGGCAAGTCCCTCCGGCGTTGGCGCGGCATCCAGCCCGTTTCTCAACTGTTCCGACTGCAGCGTGGCCAGCACTTGTTCCTGCGGACTCAACGGAGTCGTAATCACAGGAATCGGAGTTTCCCCCTCTACCAACTCCGGCGGCAGTCCTTGCAATTCCGCTTGCAGCCGTTGTTCAATCACAGCCAGTTCCCGCCCTGCCGCGCTCTCCTCAAAAGCTGCCTCCGCCGCCTTGCCCTTCGCCAGCTGGATTGCCTTAACCCCAGGCGCCAACATCGGCACCATCATCATGCCTACAACCCCGGCCTCCCCAGCATTAACCGCGATCTGCCCAGCTGTCAGATTTGTAAGTCCTTGATAATTCGTCACCGTATCGTCATACAGGCTTGTCGCGGCTTCCTGCGCAAACTCCCCCACTCCAACCTTCCCCAGCGTCTTCAAGCCACCGGCTCCAACCCCCTTGATATATTTCATCACAGGGCCGAGGGTTGTCAGTTCCAGCGCGGACGCCACCGCCCCGTGGGCAAGCGCCGGCAATTCCGCTTCATCCGGAGTCTGGTTAAAGTTATCCCGTCTATGAACATAATCCCCTGCTGTCTCCAGAGCCATGTTCGTCCCTACACCTACACCAATCGCCCCAGCTACTGGGAGAAAGGGGGCAGCGGCAAGCGCTGGCAAACTTCCCGGAACGGACTGAACCGCCTGCCCGACCAGCTTCGCAGCCGGAGAATCCTCCTTCTGCGCTTCCTTAATAATCCCAGCCGCAATCGAGCGCTCCCCTTTCAGCTGGGCCAGCCGTGCCTGATTCTCGGAAGTATTACGACTATCTTCATCCAGCACCCTCTCACGAATAAAGGTCTCTGGCATGTTCAGCAGCGTCTGTTGCGCCCCGACTGCAAACTGAGTCCCAATCTCCTTCGGGGTAATCTGCGGATCGGCAATCGCCTTCCGCGAGAGATCCCCCATCGGATCAGCGAAATTGACGTCCGTTTCCTCTCTCGGATCGTACGTTTTAGCAGCGGAAACAGGAGTAACGTCATCCACTTTCCAGGGGCCAGCAGCCGCAGCCGTATCATCAACCTTCCAAGGGGTTTCCCCCGCGGCCACTGTATCATCAATCTTCCACGGAGTTGCCATTATGATGCCTTCCAAGTATAGGATGAACGAAGGTCAGGATTCTTACCAGGGGTCAAAACCCAAGTACCTTTCCCTTGACCAGCCGGGGTAGCTGTAGACGATGCCGCCGCTGGCTTCTTCCCCTTCAGCACGATCGTCTTCATCTCCTCCATAGCTGCGGCCCGATCCTCATCAGTCCCATTGTCGATAATCGATTTCAGCGCGATGATCCTTTCCCCCTTCTGAGTCCCCATATGCTCCAGGGTTGCCGCCGACACCTGCTGATCCGTCATAGCCGGATTTGCCTGCTTGATCAAACTCTTGAGCTGATTCTCTTTCGCCTGTGTCCCTGCCGAAGCCTGATCATCCACAGCGAAATAATCTCGCGCTTGCTGCTTCTGCTCCGGAGTGCCAGAAACCGCCCACTGACGCATCTTCGCAGCTTCTTTCTTGTCACTCGTACCAGCCCGGCTACTCTCCGCCG